GTTTAAATTCCATACCTTTAACATATTCTAATTCAATACAATAACCCATTCTTTTCCTCCTTAAATATGCTTAAACGTCTGATTTTATTTACTCTTTAATTCACGTTTTATCTCTTTTATTTCAAGTTTTGCATCAAATATTTTATCTTCATTTTTTACATAACCAAATACTTGTTCATTTGTAAGATGAAGTATCAATAATTTGAAATAACAATGAAATAGCTGTTTTCTTAATTCTTTCTTCATTCAATTTCACCAATCCTTAAATGTATTTAAAAGTCTAACTTTAATTACTGTTCGTAACAATCAATAATAGCTTGTGCCAATTTCAATGCTCTGTCTTTTGATAGTAGAATAGTCGTAGCTCCATCATCTCCATCACAGCAGATTTCAATAAGACCTAGTTTTCTTTTAAAAACATCAATTTGGTCTTCCCCACAACACTCACAAAAAGACCAAAAAATTCTTTCTCTAACTTTAACCATAACAATAACCTCCTTAATATATTTACGTGTTTATTTCTCCTTTATTTGAATTTACGTTTGATTTTTAAAAGTAAAATATCATACTCGTCTGGACTAATTACTGAGGCATAGTCGTTTTTTGTAGCTACACTTAACATTTCTTCTTGTTTATTTTTTGCGTCACTTAAATAAAGATGGTAACTACTTAAAACACTTTTTTCTCCACTATATTTATTATAGGTTGTTGCTGTTGTTACATAATGCTGAGAAGTATTATTAACTTCAATTTTACCTACATACATATTACTTTCAAAATATTTATTCATATTTATCTCTCCTTCACTTTGATAACTTAATTATATAATAAAAAGATGGATTTGTAAACCCATCTTTTACAATTATTTTAATCTTCCATTCAATAACACCTCTATCATTCCAAACATCAAGTAACTTTTAACATTTCCCAATTTTAAAAGTTACTTGAAAAACCTTTTAATTCCGTATAGCTCTATAATCAATCCGCCACTTTCAATCTTTGCTCCATGCCAAAATGACCATAGTAAAAATAAAAGAAATATTGTTCCAAAAATTAAATTGAATAATTCGCATATTAATTTAAACACACTAAACATTCTACCTCTCCCTTGAATTTATTTTAATCATCAATTTTAATTACTTTAAATAATGACTGCATACCTCTTTCATCTCGTCAAAACTTAGTGTTTCGTTATCAGAAAGTTTTTCTATACAATTACTGTACCTATTAGCCTTTACGTAGTTATTGTCACCATCACCTGATGAGGAACACCCTGTCATAAAAGCAGTAATCAACAACACTACAACAAACTTAATCATCTCATTCACTCCTATATATTAACAAAAGTCTAACTTTATTCATTAACTAAGCACATAAGTTTTTGCTCAACATCATATAAGAATCTATCACGTTCTTCTTCTATATATTCATTCAACATATCCTTCATTTCACGTTTAATCTCTTTTATTTCTTCACCTGTTGGTTTATGTTCAAATCCCTTCACAACCATATACTGACCACTTGTTTTTTTAATCTCCATATCCTTTGGTATAACTTTACGTGACCACTTACTAGCGTCTGTTTGAACATAATCCGTTCCACAATCCTTAAATGTTCCATCTAATTTTCTACTTCTTAGGAATAATTCATAATTATAACAATCATCTAACATACACAATGTCAAACTAAGCACCCAAATTTCCATTTTCAATATCCTCCATTAATAATTGTATAATTTTATTTACATTTTATAGTCAAACCATGTGTTAATTCTTTAATTCTTCATAATGTTTTAATATCTCATTTGCAACAAATAAAGCACGTTCCTCTGATATATAAACATACTCATTATTCACACAAATAAATAAATCAGTTGTTTCATCACATGGCTTGATTATAATTTCATTATCCTTATCTTCTGTACAAGATAAATATATCGTTTTCATCAACGTCACCTCCCAAACACATCTAAAACATCAATTTCATTCGCACTCGACCAAGTTTTTATCGCTTAAATTATAATTATTATAGATAAGTTCTGCCTGTTCTTTTGAAATTAGTTTAGTTTTAATGAATCTCGAATGATAATCATATGTTATAAATTCATACACATTCAACTCATTATCCACCCGTAATGCCAAGTTCCCATAAAACCCAAACTCATAACAACCATTTTTCATTTCCATCACTCCTAAATGTTAATCAAAGTTTAATTTTATTGCTATTGTTAAAACATCAAAATAAATAATAATGTTGCATAATGCACAATTTGGTCTAAAATTAACGACCATTTATTCCCCATAAGGCTAGGTGTAATTCCTCTTGCCTTGATGTAATCCATTGGAATATGTAGGCTAACAACGATTAGCACATCAATCGTAGATAACTTGTAGCCAAACAATAAACAAACGCTATAAACTCCCAATCCATAAAGAATACAATGCGCCAACAAAATGTAATTATCCTTCCCTTTATTTCCTGCTAAATAATCAGTTTGAAGAAAATAATCTCCAAACATATGTGCCATAATTGTTGTTAATAATAATTTCATTTTTTTATTCTCCTCTATTTCTTTAAAATTTGTATTTTTAATCTTCTTTAACAAGTAGGTCGTAAATTTTAATGTACTGTTCTCTACTTAATTTAAAATATTGGATGGCATGATTAACATCATCCACAAATTCCATCATAGATGTTTGTTCAATCTCACAAAATTGCGATAAAAATTCTTTCATATCTTCCATGTTTTCACCCTTTCAAACATCAATTTTAAAACCATTTACTATCTTTTAAACCGAGTTCTTTTCGCATCCTTCTAATTTCTGATTGTATTTCTTGCATTTCTTCCTCGTGACTATCGTAACCGAAATTAATTTCATTAATAAATAAGTTGTATTTCCACCATTCCAAATATTTTAAAATTAACTTCCACATTCCGTTTCCTCCTTATTGGTACAGGCGATTAAACCTGTACCTTTTTAAACATCAATTTTAATTACCAAAACGATAAAATAACGTCTTTACCGTAGATTGTTTGTTTTGTAACAGTAATAGAAACCACACCATCTTGCTCTTTTAACCAATCTATAAAAGGTTTACCAACATCATAATTAACAAAATCTGTCTTAGTCTTAATGTAATTCTTTTTGTCATAATAAGACCATTCCACTTCTATTTCATCTATATTCAATGCAACACCTCCTAAATTTCTATAAATTTACCTCTTAAAACTATATTTTTATTATTTAATTTCCTCGAATTTTTCACATGGCATGAAAATAGGAGGTTCACCATTATGCGGATAGATTTCATAAGATTCAAAAATCGTTCCACAAACATGAAATACAATTAGTCTACCTTTATAAATATCTCCTTGAACAAATGGCAAACACGTTCTAATACATTCATATTTCTTCATTTAATAACACCTCAATAATTATCGCTGTTTATGTTTTTGTTTACGAGTATATTTCTTTTTACTTCTTTGAATTCCAACACCTTGACGACTATTCTTCATATGTTCTTGTAATTCCTCTTTACTCATTTTACGAGATTTACGAGTAATTTCAATACCTGTAATCTTCATATTATCATCCCTTTCTGTTTATATAATATAATATTAAAATTAATATGTCAACACTTTTATATAAAAAAAATAAAGGATACTTAACGTACCCTTTTATTAAATTTTTTGTGTATATTTAGAACTAATCCAACCTGCACCAGACTTTAATTTAAGCCAAATTCCATTTTGACCAACAATAGTATAAACTTCATTCTTTTTAACTGTTGTAACAACAGGTGAATTAATATCAGCATTTTTACGAACATTTAAAGAGTCACAATTTACAATCTTAACTTTATATGACGTAAATGATGAATTTGATGAAGCTATTTGTTTTTTAGTTAATCCTAAATATTCAACTAAGCCTTCAACAATAGCGTCCGCATATGCTTGTTGACCTCTATCTGAAATGATTAGTTTGTAGTCATTAGCATTATCCATGAAGCCACCTTCGCATAAAATAGCAGTAGCTCTACAAGTCAATACAGTAAATTCAGCGGTCTTAACTCCACGATTTCTAACTCCACACTTAGAAGCCAATTTAGGTGCGATAATGTTTGCTAATTTTCTATCTTCTGCTGTACCTCTTGTATGCCAAAATACTTCTGTACCGCTACCTTTGCCAGCATTATGGTGGATAGAGATATGAATATTTGCTTTCAATGAGTTAGACTTTCTTACACGAGTTGCTAAAGCAATATCTGTTGCTCCTGTTGGGTCATCAATACGGTGTACTTCTACTCCATTATAATTAGATAATCCATCCATGATTTTACGAACAACTTTGTCATTTAATGACCACTCTTTGTACACTGTTCCTAAATTTGAAGCTGTTTGTTTTCCAGAAGTTTTTAATCCATGTCCAGCGTCAATAGTAATGATTTTATTTGCCATGATACCATCTCCTTAACCAACGTTTTCAAAACGGTCATCCATTCCGTTATTATTTTCATCTACAAATAATGATTGTGATTCTGTAGTCGGATTATTTAAAATACCAATTACCACCATGATATTCAAGAAAGCATTTGCTAACTGTTCAAAATTATTAGGTAATGTAATTATATTACTTAATGACATTTGAACGAGTAAAGCGACAATAGCTCCCCATAATAACACGTTTTTTAATCTTGATTCAATAAATCCTTTTTTACGTTTACAATTACAAGAAACATTATTTGACTTAGGCATTCAATACCACCTCCTTTAATGCCTAATTAATAATTCCTTGCTATCAAATAACCAACCAACACCAGACTTTAATTTTAAAAATCCATCTTTTTCTTCAACAATAGTGAATACTTCACCTTTATGTACATACATAGTTTGCTTATCAATATTAGCGTCACGATATACAGGTACATTTTTTGAAATAATCTTAACCAAATATGGTTTAAATTCTTTGTTTTCGTACACAATATTACCATTGGAGTCAAAAACACTATACCCTAAATGTTCATCACATTTCTTTTGAGCATTTTTTAAATTCTTATAAGCTCCTACTTGTGTTTTTGAGTCCTCCCAAGTCAAGCGAACACGATACATTTCATCTTGTTCTGTAACAACACTTGTAGTTTCTGTAGTCTTAGTATCATACTTAGCTAAATCATATTGCTCAATTAGCTTGATTAATTTTTGAGAATAATCTTCTTCTGTGCAATATCCAGCAAGTCGAACTTCCTCACAGGCTTCTTTGTAGTCTTTAGCTTTTAGAACTTTAGTGTATCGTGTTCCTTGTAATAATTTAGAGTGGTCTAAGATACTTTCATCCCATGAACCATAAGCTCTCCAATTACTACCTCTCAAAGATACACTCTCACCGTTCCAAGTAGAATTAGCTTTAATACCAAACAAATTATTATGTTGCTTCGCTAATGTACTTTCTCCCCATCCACTTTCAAGGATAGCTTGTGCAATGGTTAATGAAGCTAGAACACCAGTTTTCTTCATATCCTCTACAGCTAATGGAGCGATTTTGTTAATGAAGTTATCAGTTTTAACACTCATTATTCCACTTCCTTTTCATAATTTAAATTAAATCTACGTCCATTCTTCTTTAATGAACAGCAGACATTAATTTCAAATCCACTTTGTTCAGCAAAATCAACTAACTTATACATTAATTCTGCTACATCCGATTCACTTCCTACTGATTGTGTTTCAGAAATCATACCGCACTCTTCGAATATCATTTTTTCTTCTTTTGTTTCATGTGGTAAAAATTCAACACAATCATCAAGAATATACTCAATTTCCATTCCATCATTCATCAATAACGTATAATACGTTTTCCCATCTTTTGAAATATTTGTTCCAACGATTACCGCTTCTTGACCTAAATATGGATACTCTTGTGTTTCTATAACAACCCATTCATTTTCATCTACTAATTCACCATATATATTAGGTTTATATCCTTTATCAGTTAATTCAGCGTATGTCAATAATCTTACATCTGTTTTCATTTCTTCACTCTCCTTTGATATATTTTCCCTATTATTATTATATAAAACAATATAACATATATTCTAAAAAAGAGTGATTCGAAAATCACTCCCTACCTAATTTCATATCACATAATAAGACAGAATTATCATTGTAATAAATTTTTAAAATTTGTGAAGGGTCACTATTGTATCGACCTTTCATGGCATGGTCATCACTACCACTCATTGAACCATTTACAGTAATTCCATCGTGCATACGAACATTATGTAAATGACCAATGATTAATTCATCTGCTCTGTAATTCATCAGCAATTCGTTGATTTTATCTTTAGCTTTATTTAACTGTTTAAAATCATTATGACCATGTGTTAAAGCAATTCTATGATTATTAATATCAATAAGTACAATATCTTCAAATTCATTCTCATTGAAGTTGACATTATTACAAATATCTTCTTTTAATTTTATAATCTCTGTTTTAAGTTTAACATATTCATAAATAAATGTTTCAAAATTCTCTTCACTAATAGATTCCTTGACATTAGCAGAAACACGACCATGATTTCCGTTAGCATTGTATACTTCAACTTCTCCAACTATTTGTGATAAAGTTGCAATTAAAGTTGTCATCATTTCAGAAGCAATTAAAACTTGATTTGTTACAACTTCATTTTGATGTAGTCGTGCAGAAACATGAATTGTTCCATGAATTAAGTCACCCATCAATACGATGTGTAATTTTTTAACATTATTATTCTTACAATGTCTAATTGTATCATTAATAAGTTTATTCATTCGCTTATGTGCGATTTCAATATTGTATTTATTAATAGGACTATTAATATTAACTCCAATATGCCAATCAGACAAACATAACACAGCTTCCGTTTCTTCACCATTAATCTTATATGGAGTAATATTTAATTTATAATTATAATCCATATTTTCCATTTGTCTTAGAATGCCATCAAATAATACTTCCCAACGACTTTCAGTTCTCACAAGATTGTAATATTCACGCTTAATGTCACTATATTTCATTTGTTCTTTACGAACTTGAATTTCTTTCATATCAAGTTCATTTATCTTATTTAATGTTTCATCATCTAATTCTTCTTTATTCCCAATTAAAGGTAACATTCTATTTACAATGTAATATGCCTTACGTGAAGTATCTTCCCCATATGTAGCACCATCTGTAATTAAACTACACCAATCACTATACTTCATACCATATTCATTTCTAAAGTTTGTAATCCTCTTAATATAATTAATGCGATTTTCATTTTCTCCCTGTAACCATTTCTCGTTCATAATAACACTTCTCCCAAAATTTTTTTATTTTTCATAGAATATATTTTAATTCCGCAAATATAATATATAAATTTATTAATAATAAATAATATAATAAATAATATATAATATATATATTATTTATATATATTATTTATATATATTATTATTTATATATATTATTATTTATTTTTATTATATAAACAGAATTGATATATATTCTAAAAAAAAATAAAAAAATAAAACATCAAAACATATTGCAAGTCGTTATCACTTATGATATAATAATAATAAAAGAAGAGTGTCCATTTCTGAACACTCTCAATCGGATTAATCTTCTAATAACACTTCTAATAATTCTTCCACTTCAGAACGAATAATAGATGGTACTTGTTCTAATGTTTTCTTACCTTTAATGATAAGTGTAGCATAAATCATAGCCATTATACCCTTCACCTCTTTGAAAAAGTTGATTGTTTTTCTAAATAACTTAATCATTTTTTAAGTAATTCTTCCACTTCTGACTTAATGTGTGGTGGAACATCTTCTAATGTTTTCAATTCACGCTTAATTAAGTTGGCGTAAACTGTTACCATATTTGATGAAAATGTTTCGATTTCTTTTAATTCACACGTTGATACATTTTCATCATTTGATAAAACCATCTCATAAAGTTCAGTACAGCTTAACATTGTCATGACAATTAATTCTTCATTTATAGTTACTTTTTCTTCTAGTTCTTTGTTTTTAGATACCAAATTTTCACTTATAACTTTCATTTCATATAATTGTCTTGATAAATTGATTAAACCATTCATCTTACTTCCTCCTTTTTATGGAATAACCTCTATATATAATATACAGAGGTTATATAATTTATTCTAAAATGCTTTCAAAAATTTCAGTTGTTGCCATTAAAGCTGTATCAATTTCATCTGATTGAGATTGAATGTTATCTTGAATAGTTGCTTGTGCTTCGCTAATTTCTTGATATTTGATTGTTAATGATGACATATCTTTTGAATTATCTGTAGCAACTTCGGCACTGACATTAGGTAATAATGATTGTTTTGGAACTGTTACTTCTAAATGTGTCACATCTTCATATGATTTGATTTTGGGAATTGTATTACCATCTTGGTCTACTACACTTAAATCAACTGTTTTAACGGACTTATTAATGAGTTCGTATTGAATAGTAATTGGATTAGATTGTAAATATTGTTTAACTCCATTAACATCTTCAGTTGATAGTTTGCTTTTTTCAATTCTAAAACGAATAATGTTCCCATTATCCCAAGATGCAACGCCATCTTTATCATAAGTGTCGTTATTCATAGCTTCATGTGATACCACTGGCAATTTGTCGCAATTTAATTTTGAAATATTTTTCATAGTTGGAATTGGTGTACCAACGCCAATTGTTGATGTCGTATTCCACCACGAATTTATATCTTGACTACCATCCAACACAATCTCACCAACACGTTCTGTCACTTCACCTGTCATCAAATCCAATGTATCTCGTACATCGCCAATCTCACGTAAAACTACATCTTCATTACAAGATAAAATACTTGTTTTATGTGCTTCATAGGTTGTGTCGGTATCGGTGTCACTTATCCAAATGCGAACATTGTAAATTCTTCCCGTTCCTTTTGCGCTACGGAAGAATACCTCTTTATTTAAAAATTGTTTTACCTTTTGGGCTATCATGTGTGACTTATATACTGTCCCATTTCGTTTAGGGGTGGTTGACCACCATACATCTGTCCCATCTTCAAACTCTGGTCTTAAGTCGATAGAGTGGTGTCCATAAGTCGTCTCCTCGGATGTCTCAACCTCATATGCCAAACAAATTCGCTTACCTACGTTCTTATTTACAATCGTTAATAGCTCATCAACATCCAGTGTTAAGGTGCGTGTTGTCTCAACAGTACTATCCAAAAGAACTTCTTTTTGGTCGGTTGTAAACTTGGCAAGATTCTTTCCAACAGTGCGTAAAATAGGCATTTGATTTTGCATTACAACCGATTGCATACCTGTGAAATAATCAACATTTCCTTCAACTTCACCTTCAATTAACATAATCTCATTACATTTAGCACCAACACCATAATAAGACAATTTATCATTAGTTAATGTGCTAGGTGTAGTGATAACCTTACGTGTTTCACCACTTGCAAATGTAACTTCTGTGCCACCTAAATTAACTGTCAATGGCTTATCGTTACGTTTTAAATCAACAGTATATTTAGTGTTTGGTTTAATGATAGTTGGATATGATACTGATTTGCCAATATTTACCGTTGGAGTTAATTCATCACTTGAAGCATTTACATGAGTTGTTTCATTAAATACATGAATTTTGTCGATTTTAGTATTGTTTTGGTCTACTACATTTAAATCAACTGTTTTAGTGGTTGGTGTTGCAAGTTGATATTGAACAGTAAATGGATTTTGTGATAACCACTCTTTAAATCCAATAACGTTTTGTGTCGATAGTTTACTTTTTAAAATTCTAAAATATACCGCTTTATCGGCATAAATATGAACCGTTTCTTCATCGGTATTTAACAAAGTTCCATAACCTTTTTTGATAATATATTTGTCACTTAACATCTTCAAATCTTCTTTTGGGAGTGTTGGTAATCCCCCATAAAACGAAAATAAACAAGTTTTTTCTTGAATAGCGGAATCATCAAATCGACCCCATGTTTCATTTTCCGCACCTCGAAAAGTCGCTTCACCAATTCTTTGAGTCAATTCACCATTCATCAAATCCAATTCATCTTTCATATCATCAATTCCACGTAATGTTACTCCTTCCGAGTATTGCTCATATGAAGTTGCAGTAGAACCTAACTCTAATTGGATATTTTTAACTGTTACAGTGTTTGATTGCGGTGTATCCGTATTGTTGGCAGAAATGCTCAATACAACATCTCCTATAAAGCTATTTGGGAAAGTAAATGTTTTTGGTGTTCTTATCCATTGATAATGATGGTCACCATTACCATCTTGATAATGGATTTGTACTGTTCCTATATCCTTTTCATCTGATTCATACAAGCAACTACCAGTGACAGTTTTACCAGCAAAGAAATCTTTATCTAATATAAAATTAGCGTTGACATATATCCCACTTTCTGCACTAGAAACTGTTATTTGATTTGTGTCTTGAACAACAGTTGCTTGGCTGTCTGTTATAGCATCATATGGTCTATTCATGTTGAATAAATTCTTACTAGTAGTGGTTAAAATGTTTGATTTAAAAGGTTCGTAAGAAGTTGCCACTGGACCTTCTTCAAGCTGAATGTTAAAAGGTAGATTCCCTAACCATGACACCTCTGCATTACGGTTTGAATAAATAGAAATGCCAATCTTGCCTGTTGAGCCTGTTTGAAATGTTATCTTGGAGAGTTTATTATTGGTATTACTTCCTGTTCTATTGATATTTAAAACCTCTAACAAATTACCATTGTTTATGACATTAAATACCGTCCAAACGGATGTGTTTGTTATTTCTTCACGCAGATAAGGATTAATTGTATATGTAGTGTTAGGCTTTAACTCAAACTCTTTCCCATAATATGAGGGTTGATATTTATTGAGTTCAAAATCGCTTTTAATAATTTTATTCATATCCCATAAGTTCTTCCCTGTGGCGCTTAAAACAGGCAATTTAACCGATTGCATACCCTCGAAATAGGGAATATCAACGTTTGTGTAGTCACCCTCAATTATCATAATTTCTTTGAATTGGATACTTCTTTGTGTTGTTTGATAAGTGTTCAATCTTAATCTTAATTCACTATAATCCGAAGTTAAGGTGAAGGTGATTTTATGGATTCTACTATCGTGTGTTTGCGGTTCTGATATATTTTGGTTGGTGCTATTCTTATTACCAACTTCCATACTCTGTACACCAAACTGACAAGGATTGCCACTTAACTGTGTGACAAAAAGTGTGTATTTTTTATTTAATTCCAGTTTATAGGCGGTTTTTAGTGTCATTATGTTTGAAGGTGCGATAGCTCCTTCATATGCTTCTTTCGCCTGAAAAGTATAAACACCTTCATCATAGCTTGTTACTGTATTAGACATAGAAAATAGAGCATGACCATCAAATAAATTCACCAACGTCTGACCCTTTAAAATTGCACTTTTAATCGCACCTTCGCTAGTTCCATTAATAGTGAAAGACGTTCCACTATAATCTTTGTCAAAAGATGTATAATCATCGTTTTCAGTATCTTCTAAAACACAGTTTACCAAAGTATTACCACTTAGTTCTAATGATTTAAATGGTTTTTCAACAGTATTATACATCGTTTTCATTGCTTCTGAAAATTCATATAATACATAATCAATATTGCCAATACCACCGTTTTTAATTAAATATGCTAATAATAATTCATAGCTTGATTGGATTGGTTCTACATCTGATAAATCAAATTCACCTCTAGCTAATTTATCAAGTAATACCTCTGAACGAGATTGAGGTTGTGGTAAATCTGAAACATTACCATCTAAAATAGCTAAGAAAAATTGTTCTGCTCTTGATTGTGGTTCAATGTTTGGTACTTCACCTGTAATCAGAGCGTTTGCAAATTCTTCAATTCTCGACATAGGAGTTGGGAGATTTTGATAATCTAAACAACATAATGCGTATAAGAACCATTCCACTCTGCCTACTAAAGCTGTTCCGTCTGGTAATATTAAAGGTTCATTAGGGTCAATCAACACTTTATCAGACGACTTTGTAATTTTCTCCATTGTTTTCATCTCCTATTTCTATAATTTTTCTTGATATTGACGCTTTAAATACTCAATAGCAATCAAGTCATTTGTTGCTTGTGCAATATCATTATTTAACTTTGTTTTCAAAGTGTTTAATTCTGTTGCACTTGTTCCGATTGCTGATTTAATTTCTCTGTCGATTGTTGCTTCAAAATGTTGAATGATATAATTATACAGAGAATTGATTGTTGTCTGTTTTGTGTTTTGATTATCTTGAATAATAATTTTTTCAATTCCTTCAAGAATACCTTTAGCTTCTAAATCTTTAATATATTTTGAAGTAATAGGTTGTTCACCGTTCACAAGAGTTCTACCTGTTTTGATTAAACTTCCATCTTCTGTTTTCAATGATTGTTTATCAATATCAGTTACGACAGCGGTAGATAATCTTAAATCTGTATCTTCTGCAATATTCTCTTTTACTTCAAATGTGAATTCTGGTAACGTTATACGACAACAATCTTCGTCAGTTAAAATAATTTGCATACGACTAACACCAATGAAATTTGTATATTTACCATCTAAGTGAAAATGAATTTCATCATCAATAACACCAACACTCTCAATAGAATCAACGTTACTTGGTGTTTCAACTATTAAGAAAGCTGATAACGGAACGATAGGCATTAACTCTTTTCTCTTAACACCATTAGTTACAACTATTCCATATTCATCGACACTAAATGCTAAGTGTATAGCGTCACCTTTGTAGAATTGTAAAGGTGAAGATAAACTACAAGTATAACCGTTTACAGTAAGTGTAACTTTTTTACTTATCGCCATTTTTTATTTTCCTTTCTTTAGAATATTTTACAAAATAATATATAATATATTATATGTCTATTATATATTATATAAATATTATTTGTTATATATTCTATGTTTTTTTCTATTTTTTTACATTTTTATCCCTTTGCAATGAGATTAAAAAAATAAATCAAATTCAAATTTAAAAAAAATAAATAAGAAAATGATTTAAAATTAAATAATATCCCTTAATATAACCCATAATATATATAGATACATATATATTCCACTCACGCAATCCTTGTGTAAATTATATTAATACGTTTCCTCCCTCTAGTTTTTATATACAGAACCGACAAACTGTTATAGTGCTTTAGAAATAAATACGTGCCATAATTGGTGTGAATTGGCTATCGTTATAAACTTATATTTAGTTCTGAATCGCTATAAGTCAACTAATGACACGTCAGTATAAGTTTAATACCTACTATGAATTATCACACTGTCGATAGTAGTTACCGAAATTAAGTTTTACGTGATATGCACTATGAAAATATATGAATAGGTACTATCACCATACCTATATTTATATTATATATACAGAAACATATTATATTCTATTTTTTTTGAAAAATATGTATTATATATGTCTATTTAGTGTTAAAAATGTGTTTTTACTTCCAAATTATTCCAAAAATAGCCTATTTTACTGAATAAAATCACTGTTTTATTCATAAAAAAAGACGTATTTTCATACGTCTTAGGCTACATTGAAGTATTTAAAGAAGTTTTCCTTGAAATAATCAGAAACAATGAACTTTTCAATATCTTTCGTGTATGTAATAATCTCTTTATTACGTTCATCGTTAGTTGAGCGAATCATAGCCATACCTTGTTTGACGAATGTGTCTTTAAATAAATCCGTTGGCTGTGGTGTAGGTTTGGATTCTTTATGTTCTTTGCCCTTCTTATTAAATGTTACATATTTAATATATCCAATGTTTCGTAAAAATCTAGTCCATTCGATAAAGTTTTCGCTGATAAGAACATCATTTTCAAATAAAATGTCACCATAATGATTCATGACATAATCTCTAATCTGTGGAATTGTAATAGTTCCATCATCACAAACTAATACCTTACCTTCATTATTAGATAATTCTCTAAACTCTGATAATGCTTGTAATTTTTCCACATCACTACTATTATTGTCTAATAAAATAAGACCGCATTTTTGCAATGGACTAAGCATTGGTGCGTTTGATTGTTGTTTTAATTTTTTCTCACATTCAATAAAATATTTTCTGACGGTCATCCCAATTTCAGAGCGTTGTAACATTGCAATATGTTTTGCCATTTCCAAAGTTAAGATGTAATCCGTAAATTCCGTAGCGTTACCTTGAGCTGTTAGTCTTTTTTGACTAATAGTTGTAAAATCTGCTCCTTCAACAAAACCATAGTCAATCATTCTTTGAATCCATTTTGTAAACTGTGTTCCAATTTCTAATACCTTATGCAGTTCACGACCACTTACTAATTGTTGTCCTTGTTCGTTTGTTTGAATTTTAATTAATTCGTTCATACTCTCACCTCATATAATATTTAGTAGCTTCCCACGCTACATTTATAATATATCATATAAAATAAGAACTGTCTACAAATTTTTAAATAAAATTATATAAAATAAAAAAGAGGGTTTAACCCTCTAATTATTATTTTATAAATCTGATAAATTCTTAGCTTCGTGTTTAACAATACCTTCATCAGAGAAATATTTAAGAAAACCATCCTCTTTTGGTGTGTCATCGTAAATCTTTGTCGTTTCTGATGAATCATGACCCACAATATCGGCAATAATATCAAGTGGAATACCTTGCTGTTTAAGATATGAAACGTATTTATGACGTAGACAGTGATTGTAAATATCCATATCCATTAATCGTGAACAGGTTTCGACAAAACTATTTGCTGTCGACTCTTTGGCTTGTACCCATTCACCATCTTCTTTAGTTACGAATAAATATTCACAATCAATACCTTTTTCTTCACGTTCCTTATCCCATAAATCTAAATAATAATCTACTTTGCTTTTTAGAATATATTTATTTAATTTTTTCCCAGCACTTCCACGTCCTTTAGTTCTGATTAATGGTGTTTTGTATAATCCACTCATTACATTTTCATCACAGAACCATTTACGTTTAAATTGGATTGTTTCAGCTTTTCTTGCTCCACCGTAAACAGACATTGCGATGAAACAAGCTACTTGAAAACGTCCTGTGTCAATTAGTACATCAAGTAACTCTTGAACATCTTCATCTGATAGTACAGTTTTTTCTCGAACCGTATTTTTAGGTGGTGGTGGAATTTTACCTACAATATTTCTGAAATTTGGGTATTCATCATCAAGAATAGTTTCAATATAATTGGATAAACTACTCATAGTAGAACGTAGATTGTTAATACGAGCAGAACTTAATCCGTTTCGTACCATAAAATTCTGCATATTAATAATGTCACGTTTTGTAATTTCTGTGAACGGTTTATCCTTTGCACGTTCATGTAACCAACACATGATAATATTTAAGTTACTTTTATAAACCTTAATTGTTTTAGGTGCTTTATCTGTTGTCACCATATAATCTAAGAAGTCATCCATTAGTGTTCTATTATCATAATTAATTTTGTCTAAGATTTCTCCATCTGATTTTAAAACACGATTTGTTTTTCTACCCATCGTATCATCTCCTTTCGAGTTTTGACATTAAAGCAATGTTGAACCTAATAAAGCTGTTATCAAAACACCGCCAATAGTTGTAATAAACCAAAATACATAATTTCCTTGTTTTTCTTTATCTTTTTCTCTTGACGCTTTTAATTCATCAAGAATTCTATTTTGATTTTCAAGTGTTTTGTTTTGATTTTCATTTGTAGCTTGAATTCGTTCACATACAATTCGTAATTCAGTGATTAACCCATTTGAGATTTCGATTTTATCCCTTAACTTTCCAATATTTTCATTATCTATTTCTTGTTTTGCTTTAATTTCTTTTATTTCTGATTCTATTTGACTTAGTTTTTCATGAACATACTCCCCTGTCATTGACATAACTTTCACCTTTCCTTAATTATTTAATTCTTTCCATTGTAATTCTCCTTTCAACCCACCACTTTATTCATTTATTTTTCTAATTGTTGTTGTAATTTAACAATCTCTTCACGAGCTTGTTCTAATTCTGCTCTAAATAAATTTTTGTCAATAGTGATTTGAGCAATCTCTTGTGACATTGCTTGAATTGTTTTAATTAATACTTGTTCATCCATGATGAACCCTCCTTAAAATTATTTCACTAATTAAGTCATTAATTGTTCAACTAATGACTCTAATTTTGTGATTTTTTCTTCTAATAATTCTCTTTTTTGAATTTCCACCTTTAAAGCTCCCATAACAGCAGTAGTGAGTCCATAGGGATTAACACTTAACATAGTATCTGTTGAACCATCAGCACGTTCATACTCACCCTCAACTAAGATTTGCTTAGAACACTTATATTTCTGAATGTCTTGTGCCATAATTCCCATATGAACATTAACTTGCTCTTGACTATTGCTTAAAGCTAATTTACCCAATTTATTTTTAGATAAATCTTCTTTATTTTGATTTAGCATAATATAGTTATAGATGTCGGTATCTTTAATCATTTCATAACATTCTTCTATATCTGTAAACCCTTGCTTAACTTTGAATCGTTCGTCAGATGTTTGAATAGAACCATTAGATGCCCAAACTGAATTCCATCTATAACCAGAACTTCCTAGATATGTATAAGTACTTGATGATGGACAAAGCCATTTAGATTGAATGTAAATGGCGGCATTACTGTCGTTTGGCTTAGACGATAACCATAAATCACCCAAATCATTTTTCAATCCGTTGCAATAGACCTCTTTTATATATCCATTAGCAAATCGCCAAGCACTTGTTCCCAAAGCACTATTAGCACTATCCCAACTAGAATTGGCAGTTTGATATGGAATAATACCGCTTGAAGTTGTTCTAATCCAATTAGAAGTCGTGCCATCATTTAGAGTAAAACCTTGATAACCATTTGCAGTAGTTAAGGCTTGTGACGCTCCAATGTCCGCAGGTGTTGGCTTTTCATATGACGTGTAAATCTTATAACCAGCATAAGTCATTGTTTTGTTTGCCTTCAACCTTAACCAATTATTAGTTGTATTTGCTATGAATGTATCAGTAGTTTCCTCATGATAACCAAAACATACTTTTCCGTTTGGGTCAGTTTTAATATATACTGAATTCCCTGAATAAATTTCGCTTGTTGTGTGAAGCTGTCCACCAACATCTAAAACTCCTTTTTCATGAATTTTTCCAACTCCAACACCACTTTTTTCAATGTTTAGCAATGCAGAAATAGTTGAAACGTCAAGTGTTGAAGTTGTTGTTCCAAAACTATCCTTAACTTTTAATTGAATATTGTAAGATGAAGTTGTTGAAAATGTTTGACTCAATACCTTTGTCATCGAGCCACTATACGAACTTAAATTTGTCCAATCGACACTTGTAGTATAAGATGTATCACTACTTGTTTTATATTGAATAAAATATTGTTTGGCATTACTGTTATTACTTGCTAAATTAGTAATTTCCCACGAAAAATTTACAGCAATATAAGCACCACTACTAGATTCAGTACCTTTACTATCACATCTAAATGCTCTTGCACTAATAGTTGGAGAAGAATAAGCATGAACTGTTACTTTTTGACTTGCTTGTGCTGTGCGTCCACGACTATCTGTTACTTTAACTACAAATGTGTAATCACCAGCACCTAATGTTCCTGTTGTCGCACCACTAGATGATGTACCATTTAAATGTCCACCTGTAATACTATATGATTTAATCGTAGAACCATAAGAACCACTAGCATTAGTTGGTTTTACGGTAAATGTTGTCTTACCAGCAACGTTTACACCACTTGTCTGATTGTTTGCCGTAACCGAAATTCCTACTGACGGAACTACGCTACTAGGAACGTTCAATGTGAGCGTTTTAGTTGTTTCTGCTATCCACGAACCATTAGTACCTGTTAATGTTTCAACTTTAACTGTCGCTGTACCACTTGTTGATGTTATAATCTTATTACAGTAACTCATACTTGGTGTAAATGTATAAGATGTATCGACATTTTCAGCTAATAAATATGTTGTTCCACCTAAAATTAATTTAACTTTGTGCTTATATGCACTACTATTTCTAGTAATATTAACCGTAACAGAGTCACTACCAATAGTGGCAGAACTTCTGCTTAATGACATAGATGAACCACGAGCAATGGTATCTAGTTTAACTGTAGCACTACCGCTACCTGTTTTAGTAGTATAAGTACCACTACTACTTAAACCATTCGAATAACTAAAGCTAATTCCGACACTCGCTGTACCATCATTATTATGATTTACTGTCCATGTACGTGAACCTAATAAAGTTTTCCCACCAATATCAGCACTCTTGTTTGATGTAACGGTTGTACCATTAATAACACAGCTCCAATAAGAAGATGATGTTGTATAGCCATTACCATTCAAATAAACTTTTGCTGTGACACTAGAAGTATTTGCACTTGTGTTAGCTGTTGAAGTCCACTCACAAGTTAATATATATCTACTATTGTCACAAGAACCATTTATAGTTCCACTAGCCATATATATACACTCCTTCCATTATATATTATATAAAAAAATATTCGATATACTCTATTTTTCAAATAAAAAAAGGGAATAAAATTCCCTTTTTATTGCCATTTAAAGACGATACCACCCTTATCAGATTTAGTCGCTACAATGCTACCAATCTGCAAATCATTATTGATTTGAGCGTAGTTAATATATAGTTTTTGATTTGACATATAAGCAACTTCTTGATTGTTGTCAGTAAACGATAGTTTGGTATCAGTAATTTTTGTTTTAAATCGACCTTCATTACCATTAGTTGTAGCAAATAATTCCAACCAACCTTCATCAGAGAATTTCATATGTTTAGCAATAGTGTTTAAGTTCTGCTCATTTGATGATGATTTTGAAATTGCTATATCAACACTATTTGATAATGATGTAATAGAAGATTTTGTTGTATCAAAACTATTTTTAATATAGTCATCAATCGCACTTCGTAAGTGACTATAATATGTTCCATATAGTAAAAATGCGTCTTTTACTACTGAATTTGATAACTCAGTATCAGTATCCATGCTTTCTAAACAAGGGTCTAATACTGTATGTAAATTATCGTATGCCACTTTGTACTCATTATAAATACCTGTGATAGAACTATCATTGTACGATTTTACAGTTTTCGTCATATCATCATATTGTGCGTCAATTTCTCTTAAATCAGAAGCGATTTGAACTTTTTCATATGCTGTAATAACATCATCACTGAAAGCATTATCAAGTCGTTTTGTTAGCTGTTCATCTGTTTTAATTAATGGATTGATTGCTGTATTAATATCATAATCAACATCTTCTGGAGAAGGTGTCCAATCCGTTTCTATAGTACCATATTCAAGTTTTACATTTTTAAATCTAGCTGTGAATGAAGCTGATACATTGGCATTGCTGTTATAGAATTTAATTGAAGCCTCCGTATTAACACTTGCGTCTGCTTGTTCTGGTATAGTTATAACCTTAGAAACATGATACCACTCATTAAGTTTACAACCATTTTCTCCAACAATTGGTAGACTATGTGACGTTACATCTCTCCACTTACCATTAGCTTCAGAATTATCAGATGTATTTGTATAGCGTTGACCAATCCAAAACTCTTTACGGTCGGCTCCACTAGGGAAATCCCATTTTGTATACATAATATCATAAGAGAATACCATTTTTCTACCAACTTCATAATCACGACATCCTAAAACAAATCCATCAGTGATACTGATATGACTGTATGTTTTTTGAGAAGTTAAAGTTAATTCACCATATGTACCTGTAACATCATTGAAATTCTTGAAGAAACCATCCTTCATATTACCTTTACCATTTCTAATATAGTTACGACCACCAATTTCAATATCTGTAACGTCATATAATTTAACAAGAGTTATTGTGTCGTAAATCTTAGAATCGTTAGTATTAACTCTGAATACAACGGTTGTATTTGTCGATGTAAATAAGCCGAAATTATTATTAATTGTTAATACACCATTTGAAACACTCCAACCTGTAGTCGAATTAGATAATTCACTCCAAGTTTTACCACCATCCGTACTACATTGCCAATCATTATATGTTACATTTTGTAAAACCGCTGTTAGAACAATGGAATTTGGTAAGAACGTCTTACCACCATCTGTAGATTTAAATACTTGCGTTGAAGCAACAATATCTACTGATTTTGCATTTGTACCACTTGCCCCTGTCGCTCCTGTTGCACCTTGTTTTGATTTAGACCAACTAAACGTTTTAGTAAATGATTTTCCATCTACTGTTACAGGAATATTAAATGAACCACTGTCAGCTAAACTTGTACCTGTGTTTGCTTGAATTGTAATGGTAGTTCCGCTTTTGCTTAAAGTTAAACCATTTACCGTAGGCAATGTACCAATGGTAGGTGTAATAGATGAAGCTCCTTTATAAGCTAAAACTTGTGTTGTAGTTGAAATCGCACTGGAAATATTGCCGTTATTTTGAGTTGCAAATGTGTGAGATTCATTTGTTAAAATAATCGTATAAGCGTCAGCACCACTCGCACCTGTTGCTCCTGTATTACCTGTTGCACCTTGCTTACTACAAGACCATGAAAATGTTTTATTAAACGTTTTATTATCTATTGTGATAGGAATAGTAAAGTTTCCACCGTCTGCCGTAATTGTAGTTCCTGTCGATACAGCGAAACTTACACGACTAGAAGTTTTACTTACTGTAATTCCATTTGCACTGTTAATAGTACCGATAGTATAATCAGTACGCTGTGTTGTTCCTTGATAAACTTGAATATCTGTAGTATAAGTTGCATTTGAAGTAGGAACACGATTTGAATTTGTTGGTATTACCTGTGCTTCGTTTGTTAATACGATAGTATAAGCATTTTCTAAGTCATTTGTATTTGGCTTCCAATCAGTAGCTTTATTCCCTTTTTCAATCTGAATACCAGCTACATATATGTATCCACCTGTAATAGTTTTATTAGGTTCGATACGAACACCTGCTCCATCACCATTAACAGTTATTTCTTTACCTTTTCTTTTTACGGAATATTGTTTCCAAGAAGTTGTAAGATTATCTAGTGTTACAACAACGGTATTGACCGATAAACCATACCAACACATAAAAGCCTCAGAATCATATGTTATACCGCTATCTTTTTTAATATAAGCAGATAAAATATATTCCGTTTCTGGTTCTAATTCTAACTCTTTATTTTTTACATATGCCATAGCTCCCCATTGAGCGTCCACTTTATATACTTTTGAACCCATATAGTATTCGTTTGTAATTGTAGCACCTTTATTATTCCAATATGGACTTGAATAATTACCAGATTGTCTTAGATAGTTTGTTGCACCAATTTCAATATCAGTAACGTCATATAATTTGACAATAGTTATTGTGTCAGTTATAGAATTATTATTTGTTACAATTTTGAATATAATGCTTGTTACTTTATTAGTGAATAATGTACTTGATTTAGAAAGCGTTAATGATGTGCTACTATAAGTTACACCATTTGTTGAAGAGCTTACATCTGTCCATGAACTTCCACCATCTGTACTGTATTGCCATTTACTATATGAAACATTTTGGTAATTAGGTGTAATCACAATGTTATCTGGAGTAAATGTTAATCCTCCATCAGTAGATTTGAATACTTGACTACTAGATGTTAATGAAACAGTTTTTGCATTATCTCCATTATCACCTTTAGCACCGTCTGAAACTTTGACAATAGTAATCTCGTCATAAACAGAACCAACAATATATCTAATTCGTATAGATTTTCCTGTATTCAAAGAACCATCGGTAGGAGATACAGATAACGTTGTTGCATTTAATGTAGATGTATTAGATGACCAATTTGTCCATGTCGAACCATTTAACCATTGCCATTTTCCAACTTCATTAGTGTTAAATTTTGTTGCTGTTAATGTGATACTAGATGGTGTAGGTGTACCACTGAAATTATTTGTATACTTAAACACTTGTTCGCCTGTAACAGTTACATATTCAGCGTTAGAACCACTAGCACCTGTTTTTGTTTTAGACCATGAGAATTTTTTTGTAAATGATTTACCATCTGCATTGATAATAATATCAAACGAACCTACATCTGCTAATGATGTACCTGTGTTTGCTTTAATAGTAATTGTATCAGTTGTTTTTGATAGTGTCAAACCATTTACGGTAGGTAAAGTTCCGATAGTAAATGCTAAACTATTGCTACCTTTATATGCTAAAATGTTTGTAGTAGTAGTTTGTGCTTTTGTGACATTACCTGTATCATCGGCAACAAATGTAAAGTTTTCATTTGTTAAGAATACAGTGTATCCATCTTCACCATCAGTACCACTTAAACCGTTTTTAGACTTAGACCATGAGAATGTTTTTTCAAAAGTAATTCCGTCTACAATTACAGGAATTTTAAATGTTCCTGTATCAGCTAAAGATGTACCTTTGTTGGCTACAATGGTTACAGTATTTCCGCTTTTGCTTAATGACAACCCTGTAACAGTAGGTAAAGTTCCGATAGTTGGAGTAATAGATGTTTTACCTTTATATGCAACAGCTACAGTTGTTGTAGTAATTGCACTTTCAATATTTCCTTCATAAGTAGAAGGAAATGTATGATTTTCGTTTGATAAAAGAACTGTATAAGCGTCAGCTCCATCTTCACCTACAAATCGTACCCAATTATAATCTGAAAACACAGAACTATCCGTAGGATTAGTGTCAACATAAGTACCAATCCAAGTACCTAATTCCTCACCGTTATTTGCTGTAAATGTTTTACCATCATTAGAGTATTTAATGTGTAAATAAGACGAACTACCATTTGCACCAACAATACCTTGCTCACCATTTTTACCATCAGCACCTTTTACAAGTGTCCAAGTATAAGAAGATGGAGTCGTAGGAGCTACGTTATTTGTAGTTGTTGCTGTACCCATATATTTTGTTTTAGCATTAGGTGTACTTGTCATACTAGAACCGTCAGAAAATTCACTGTATCGAACAAAGAAATATGTGCTAATACCGTCTTTACCATTTGTACCGTTAATACCGTCAATACCATTTTGACCACGTTCACCTGTGATACAAACAGGATTTGACTCAATTTGAGTACCATTGTCTAAATAAGTAACTGTTTTCGACCAAACATATTTACCATTTACCCATGTTGGAGCTGTTGTAGTCCATGAACCACCTTGTAATGAAGTAGCACTTGTTGATTGATAATAGAATACATCTACATTTCCAACAGATACACCACCGTTTAATCCATCAGCACCATCTTTACCTGTAACGCAGATAGGAGATGTTGTGGTTACATTACCATTCGAATAAGTGAATTGAGTTCTTGTCCAAATGTATTTACCTTTAACCCATGTCGGTGCTGTGGTTTGCCATGTACCACCGATTAAAGTTTGTTGTGAATCAGATAAATAATATTGTTCTTGAATTTCTGTGATACCAATACCATCATTACCGATTGTACCATTAGAACCACTTGAAACCTTGACGATTGTGAATTCGTCATATACATCACCAACAGAACATTTAAAGGTTACGTTTTTAACACTAGAATTGTTGAAAATCGTACTATCATTGTGAGATACATTATAATAATTGTAATTATTATTATCAATAGTTGTCCAAGATGTTTCACCAGAACGTCTAAAATACCATTGATATGTTGGATTTTCTACGTTTTCTACTCTTGCACTGATTTTAATTGTAGATGGCGTAGGTGTTCCTGTGAAATTATTTTCATAAAGAAATGCTTGTTCACCTGTTAATTCTACTATAGGTGCATGAGTAATTGAATCAATTTTATTGTTCATATTATTTAATTCATCACCTAAACTTGTATTTCCACCATCAGATGACTCTACAATGATTTCAAACTTACCATTTTCATATTTAACTTTATCACCAAAATTAAATTCACCTGTTGACATATCTAACCATGATTTACCGTTTTTGCTTTCAAGAATACCTGTTTTAATAATATCTGCTGTTAAAATACCTGTATCAATGAAGTCAGCTACGATATGACCCAAATTGTTATCGTAAAGGCTTTTTATCCTCTACTTCTTATAGTTTCCCATAAGTTCAGCATACATTTTCATCCTCGACTTTACGTTAGGATGTAAACCACTCGTGGGGATATTTTATTCTCTTGACGAGGTTCAATCCCTATGCGTTACGGTGGTCAAGACTCTTTAATTTCTTGACTTACCTCGGTATTAGCATATCTTTTAAGACTTAGCTTTTACCGATTTTGGTTTATTTATTACTAATATGTTTCCATATTAGAGGACAGTCGTTCTATCCCTAGTAATTGCGGTTTCAAATGTACCATTAATACCATCATTAGAGAATCCTAAACCGTTCATATTGAATACAGCTACATTTTTAGCAACATTTACATCTGGATTGTCTAAAATATAAATAGCATTAGGTGTATAGTAAACATAACCACCAAATCCACCGTTAATGAAATCTGTAACATATTCTTTTGATTGCTGTAAAATATCATTTAATTGACTTGGTAATTCTTGAAGCGTATCCTTAACACTATCCACATCATTCATTGTGTTTTTTACATCTGTAAAGAAGTTTTTATTGTAATGACCTAAAGTAATTTCGTCAAAATTACAAGTTAAACAGTTGTATTTATAAGCGGTACAACGTGCTGGAATATTAATGTCTAAGATTTTATGTCTAATTACAACATCATCACCGATATTAATAGATGATAATGCTTGATAATTAGCGTATTCATCCGTGTTTGATAATTCTACAAAATTAACATTATAATTAACTGTCGGTAAATCAACTTCGTTTTCACTGAATTCTGCTAATGCTCTACGTTTTAATTCAGCTTGTGCTTCCGCTAATGTTTCATATGCACCATCATCCTCACCATCAAGAGGTGCTTTATAATTAGGCGAACCTTTCCATTTAACATCTTCATATTTATACTCACGAATAATAGGCATTGCATAACTATTAATAAGAGGTGAGTCTACGAAAAGTTCTTCTAATTTAATTCCATCAAATCCAACGGGTCTAATTTTTGTTACAACATTTCTCATGTCGAATTTAGCATTAATACCTGTCATATTTTTACTATATTCAACTTTATATCCATTGTTCCGTCCGATACGAGTATTGATTTTAAACGTAAATCCATCAATATCTAATTCTCCACCCCAACGATTAACGAATGAATTTTCATTATCTCCAATAATAGCACTTAAAACATTTTTACACACTAATCTTGAACTGTTTGTAATTTGAATATTAGAAGTACCACTAAAAGGATGTGCATAATTAGTATTAGATAAAATTTGATTTAAAGCCGTATTACCATTTTTCCCTTTAATATAAACATCTTCAATGAAGTTATTATTTAAATCAAAGAAGATTTGTTCACAGTATGCAACAATTTCTCTTGATGTTTTTTGAACAAATTTAATTCTAAATGGTTGTTCGTTAGCGACAATAATTCTATCTTGTGTAATTTCTTTCCATTTACCTGTTTCATCAATAGGATGTATTAAATCTAAATAGTATTTATATTCATTTAAATCCCTTGTAATAACAGCACTTTTTGGGAATAATGTGCAAATACCGTTATTATTAAAAGATGTTTGGTTAAACTCATAAATACGAATTGGTTTCGCTTTTCTATTTGCCATTCCTTCTCCTCCTATTGCCATCTATAATTTGGATTGATAATAATTCCTGTAACTCCACTACCATTCCATTTGATAGTAGTATTGCCAACTTTTAATTTTGGGAAATCACCTCTGACATGAGCATTCATATTGGCTGTTCCTTTATATGCTTCTTGCATTGCAAAGTTTAATGTAATCGAATCTTGAATATCTGTAATATTGATTTGATTAGCTCCAATATTTAAAACACAGTCACCTGTACCTTCTAATGTAATTGTCGGCTCACAAGTTGTATTTGTATTATTTTCAAAAGTATATTGTTTTGTTGTTTGAGTTGCGTCAATAGTAATTGTTTTGTTTTGAACTTCATAAGCATATGGTTGTAATTTAAAGTATACAACACAAGTATAATATTGGAACGAAACTCTTTTAAAAGTAATTGTATTTACAACTCTCGCATTATAAAATTTATTCTTATCGTTAGATAAAATTAACTTACCGCTTCCACGAAAAATATTTTTTACTTTCTGAATATCTTCTTTTTTATATAAGTTTAATTGGACTTCATAATCAATAGGTTTAAGTGCGTCTTGCGATTGAGTTAAGTATCCATCACGTCCGTCAATCTCGATAAAATCTATTTTTTCCTCCGCTGTCGGCACTTCTTGTAAATCTTCGATTAGAAAATAGTTCATCGTATTAAAATCATTGAAGATTATATAATTTTTTCTCACGATTTTACCTCCATTTCGACATTTATTGACTTATTTTGTTCATTTTTTTTAATTTTTTTTAATTTTTTTAGAATAAAATGACCATTTTATTCATATAATAATAATAGATAAATAGATGAATATATAATAATATATTATTTATATCATTATATATTATATATGTGAAAATTAAATATATTCTAAAAAATATAAAAAAAGAGTAGAAAAATCTACTCTTTTTTTATTTACTAATAACGTCTATTTTTGACATTTAAAATAAAGTCCATTTGTTTCATAATCTCTTCCGTCAATCTGTAAATATCATCTTCGGAACTAATTTTATTGTCATGAATTTCAAAAGTAATGTTAGGTGTTTGATTGTTTGCCATTTGTTTTAAAAGTTCAATCATTTCATTATTACTTGATTTAGTGTTATTCATAGCTGTTCTCATACTATTTGTATTATAGTTATTAACAGAGTTCATAACCATAGTTGAAGCGACAGTATCTCTAGTAGCATAAGCACTAACACCTTCATCTGAAATGGTTGTAAATACAGAAGGTTGCTCACTTGTAGACATAGCTGTATAAGGAGTAACTTGGTCAAATCCACCATAAGGTGCGTTGTTATCCATACTACGACCAACAACACCAGAAATAGCTTGACCGACAGCAGACACAGCATTTCTAGCTGTATCCCATAAACTATTTAAGCTATTTTTCATTGTAGTAATACCACTTGTATCAGCTTTAGATTTAATTTCGATTGTTTTACCATTCGGTAAATCGTCAACACTCTTTGCAATGTCTTTATTTTGACTTAAAATAGAATTACGTCTATCTTTAATACGGTCATCCATTCTCTTGAAATCATCAGAAACTTTGTTAGTTGATTTCCCAACACTTGTACTCATATCATTTGATGAAACTTTAATACCACCCATAGCACCTTCAAAGTTCTTTTGCATATTTTGAGCGTCTTGGACAGCTTGATTAGTAGAAGTTTCAATTTTAGTTTCCATGCCATCCATAGCATAATTAATAGCTTCATTAATATCAGTACCACCTTTTGAGAAATACTGATTTAATTTATTCCAAAAATCTTGTGTATAGACAACAGAATCACTATAACCATCTTCGGTAGCTTTTACCATAGCGTCATATGCTTGTTCCCATGTAGTAGTATTATCTTCACTAGCGTTTTTAATCATCGTAGTAATAGCGTCAAGTTTATCTTGGTTGATTTTTTCCATTTGGTCATAATGGATTTTTGTTTTTTCATATTCATCTTGATTTTTAATGCCACGAATATAGGCTATTTCATTTGCTGTACGATGTTCTTCATTTGCTTTTAATTTATTGATTAACTGTTGTTCTTGGTACATCAAATCATTAATTTTATATAATTCTTCTCTTGTACGTCCTGTTTGGTCTAACCATTCTTGGTCAGCTTGTGCAACAGCAATAGCTCTTTCATCATATGCCTGTCGAGCAACTTCATTATTTCGCTCTAATCCTTCACGAATTGCTGTATTAGCTTGTGTCAATGTTTCTTGATTAGTGATACTTTGCGTTTTTAAATGTTCTTCAAGAGCATTAATACTTTCAGTTTGGTATCCTAATTGTGCTGACATCATTTCATTACAGAACACACCGTAATCAGATAATACTTGTTGTTCCCAAATATTATAAGCCGTTGCGTAATCTACTCCTTGTTGCTCCATAATTCCCTTAATTACATCACCTTGATTGTCGATATTTGTAATTAAAGTATTGTAAGCATTTTCGACACCGCTAAACATATTTTCACTATGAATATCAGTTAAATTCTTCAATGATTCCATAGTAAATACAACTTTACCACTTGCATTATTATTGAAAGTAGCTAATGAATTAACCATTTCATTAGTATCAGAGTCGATTTTTGACTTTGTATCTGCTAACTGTTGACTAATCATTGATTTGAATGATTCAAAGTTAGGCTCTGCGTCATTTGCGATATTAACAAAAGCATTTCTTAATTCTGTAACACCTTCTGTTTTGAATGTGTCAATTTTAGATGAAATTTCATCTAAATTACTATTAATTTTTTTAGTTAATAATTCAGAACCTTCTTGCATTAATCTTGTATTAATATCAAATCCTCTTGACGCTTCTTCGGCTTTTTGATTCATGTTTTGGAAAGCCGTTACAAGACCAGCAAGACCTAATCCAACTCCTACAACCACAGTTCCACCTACTAAAAATGGAGCTAATGCGGTTGCTAATGAAGCTAAACCACCGATTAATCCACTTCCTGTACCGCCAATACCTTTTAAAACATTTCCAAATCCACCTTGTAATTTTTGCATACCATCTGTAGCTTCAACACCTTTGACAGCTAAATCACCTAATTTAGTTGCTAAACTACTAGAAGCACTGAAAATATTACCAATTAAACCGCTTATAGGACTTAGTGCAACACCAAATAATCCCATTCTAATGATTAAATCCTGTGTACCATCATCAAGATTATTGAACCAATCTACACAATCACCAATAATTTCGACAATGCTAACTAAGTGAGGTAATAGTTTTTCACCAATTTGGATAGCCATTTCTTCTAATTTTGATTTCAATGCTTTAATACTACCAGCAGTAGTATCTTCCATTGTTTCTTTCATTTTAGCTGTAGCACCATCACAATTTTCAATAGCTGTTGTTAATTGAGTAAATCCTTCATCTGAACCATTGATAATAGCTAAGAATTTAGACATTTGTTGTTTACCAACCATTGTTGTAGCGATTTGTGTTTGTTGAACTTCGTCTAAGTTACCAAATGCTTTACGCATATCTCCGACAACTTCTAAGAATGGTTTAGCTTCACCGTTAGCTCTAGTTAGTGAAAGACCATATTCATCCATAATAGCCTGTGCTTTTTTTGTAGGTTTAGCTAAACTTGCCAAAATAGATTTTAAGGCATTACCAGCCTCTCCACCTTGAATAGCGTTGTTTGCCATCATACCTAATACGATAGAAACATCTTCAATTTCATAACCTAATGCACTAGCTGTCGGTGCAACGTTCTTAAATGCTTCACCTAATTGAGAAACGTTTGTATTTGAATTTGAAGCTGTTGTTGCTAAAATATCGGTAATATGTGTAGCTTCTTCTGCTTTACTTCCAAATGCAGACATAATAGAAGTTAAAATACCTGTTGTTTCGGCTAATTCCATATTACTTGCAATAGCTAAATTTACAGTTGAGTCTACTGTTGCAATAGATTTATCAACATCATAACCAGCTTGTGCTAATAATTTTAATGCTTCCGCACCTTGACTAGCACTTAATTGAGTATTAGAACCGATTTCCCTTGCCTTTTCCGATAATCGACCTAAATCATCAGATGTGGCATTTGTAATAGCTCCAACTTCTGACATCTTTTCTTCGAAATTTGTAGCTGTGGCAATGGCTGTACCAAAAATACCACCTAAAGCCAATGAAAGAGGTGCTGTGGCACTAGAAAGATTTTTAAATCCATTACCAACACCGTCTAGTTTAGTAGCTAAATTGTCAAAAGGCATACGTGCCATTTCTTTTTGAAACTCTAATAATTGCTTATTTGTTGATTGTAATTCTGTTTGAGTTTCAGCAAGTTTGCGATTCATGTTGTTATAATGAATTTGAGCATTTTCTAATTCTTTATTTGCTTTATCCCACTCTTTAGCATTCTCGCTTGTACGTTCACCTAATGCGTCTAATCCATCTTTAGCTCTTTTTACCCTATCTTCGGCTTCCTGTAATCTTTTCGAATATACTTCGATTTTTTCATTAAGACCTTGAACCTTAGTTTTGCACAAATCAACTTTAGTTCCCATATTTTGCATATTTTTATTAAAGTTGTTGCTATTCGTATCAAGACCTTTAATTTCTTTATCGAGCGTTTTTAATTCGCTAGTTAATTCCTTGATTTGCTTAGTAGCAGAACTATTTTCCACACCTAATTTAATAAGTAACTGTACTCCATCTGCCATTTATTTTCACTTCCTTTCTTGATGTGACGTTACCTATTCAACTTTGAAAAATGTTTCTTTTTCTCCTTGTCGAATATTTGTAGTTTTATTATTCTTACCATTCTTCTTTTTACCGTTGACATTGATATATGTAACAATCATATCTGTTACTTCACCTAATGTTAATTCATAAAACTCTTGTCTTGAACCACCTGTACATTGGTTAAAGTTATAGAAAAGCATTTCTAGGTCTAATTCATTAGCGGATTTGTTTTTTACTTTCCCACTTCTTGTTTCACTTTACCTTGATTGTCAGTTAAACATTCAGCTAATTTCACAATTAATTCATCTGTATATGCGAAAATATTAATATCATTATCATCAAAGAAGTCAATACCTACAGGACGTTTTTCTCCACGTTTATGTAAGCTATTGCATAAATAAATTAATAAAATTGTCATTTCACCTTCATCTAACATAGGTAGACATTTGTAATAGTTATATTTTGGACTTAACATTTTTAAATCACGTTCAATAGCCATTACACTTTTTGTATTCATATAGATTTCTAATTCAATTTCTTTTCCATCTTTGTTTTTTACTGTAATATCTTTAATAATCATAATTACCATTCTCCTTCTTTTTGATATAAATAAAAAGACGAACTATTTAAGTCCAAGTCCGTCTATGTATTGTTGCAATGCTACTTTAACATCTTCCCTAGCTTCTTTCATCCATCTATCACGATTTTGTTGGTATAGATTTGTCCACCAACCAAAGTTAGGTTCATCTGTTTTGAAGTTCTGAAACCAAACACCCCTGATTTGCTCCCAATAATCAGCTCCACTACCGCCTTGATTGGTGATACCGATTCTGTATCCAGCTCTACCATCATATCTGAATGAGATAATATTTTCAGCGTCAATACCATGAATATCACGCACCGTAGAAACAGGTGTTTCATTTTGCATTTCTCTTAAAAGACCATTAGCTTTCTTTTTAAGAGCTTTCTTTTGGATTTGTGTTACAACTTTTTCATCTGTCAATGATTCCAATTTATCAACTAATTCTTGTAAACCTTTAACTTGAACAGACATATGTTTTCATCTCCTTATAAAAGATAAAATAAACATTTCAATAGAGGAAATTCATTCCTCTATTGTCTACTTATTTTATTCAGCTGGAACATAAACAGCAGTAGTCCACTTTGAAACAACAGTGCTATCAGCATTTTCATCTGTTGAGTCAATAGTACGACAAATAATTCCTTCACTGTTTGGAATAGCTTTCCCAGAAAGAGTTACAGTTGAGTCATTAATAGAGTCTGTTTTAGTTTCTCCTTCTGTAGATTCAACTTTTAATTTTACACGATAGTATGCTTTGTTTAATGTACCTTTTGGTAATTGAGATAATACAACAATTAAACCAAATTCTGCTTGTTCATCATCTGATTTTTCTGTCATAACACCTTTATCGTCATAGTTAGCACCAGATAATTTAGCACGTAAGTCACCAGATAAATGACCTAAAACGATTTCAATATCTTCATCAACAATAGCATTGAAAGTTTCTTCTGTTTGGTCATTTGAGTACCAACTTGTTTCAGAATAGTTTTTAGTAGCAGAGAAAGAAACGAATTGTTTTAATTCAATAGGAGTTTCATAAACTTCTTTCCCAGTAGATTTATTAATTGGAGCAATACCTAAGTATTTTACACCAGCAATACGTGACATAATATCACTTTCCTTTCTTTAATTTAATATAATAAAGCATAAAAACATACAATTTTAAACCAAATAATGGTAAAAATAGTATGTTTTTATGTTTAAAATAACTCTTTTATTCGGTAGGTTCGATAGGGTTTTCAACTACCTCTTTTTCATTCTCGACTAACATATAGAAAGTAGAAGCATTGAAAAACTCTAAACTATCTTTGATGTATGTAGTTCCTCTATTTTGGAAACCATAACACATTTCTTCACTTCTGATAATAGACTTTAATTTCTCTATCATAGGATTTAATTCCATTTGATTTTTAGTTAGAAAATTAACAGTGATGTAATATTTATCCATCTCTGAAATATTATCAGAATTCCAAAAACCATTAATCGTAAAATTAAAGGTTATATATTTATCGACTTCATATCCGTCTGGTTTATGAACATAGAAAACATCTTCGCACACTTGACTTAATAAACTACAAATTCTTTCATTAATATCCATTATTGATACACCTTCTTAGCAACAGCTACAGTGAAAATTCCGTTATCATCAAAATCATATACAGAAACGATTTCCCATCTTTCGCCATTGTATAGAATAATATCTTTTTGTTTTATTTCAATTCTAAGGTGAGTTCTAAATGTAAACTTTTTACTTTCAAGTCCATATAATTCAATACCATCTTTCATATACTCTTTACCTGTATTATTAGAAACAGCACATCTAGGAGTATAAATTACTTCCCACTCTTCTTGAACAATACCATTAACAGGTTTGCCTAATTGTTTACGTTGGATTTCGATTGGATGAATTAATTCACCAGCATTTTTTCGATATTTCTTTTTAATAGTAGGCATAATTATTCACCTAATTGTCCGTCAGACATATAGAACCAATGATTACCTAGTAATTTACCAATAGTGTAATTTAATGCTTCTGTATCTGCTTCAAGACTTCTATTATCGTAGAAATGAGCCGTAAGTACGAGTACAGCCATACAAATTTCTGCAATATTATCTAAATCTTCCATTGGACGTTTGCAATAGTTACAAACATAAGACTTAGCACTGTCTAAAGCTAGTTCGATAAATAAATCATCAAGGTCAAAATCAATGCGTAAATATGCCTTTGCGTCATATAAATCAAGTTCAGACATTTTTTTAGCCACCGTATCACCACTCTCTTTTAAATAAAAAAAACATTTTTATATTAAAAGTTTTATTAAAACTCACCATTAAAATTAATTTTCTTGTAAACGTTTAATTAAGTCAGCTTTTTTCCCACTTGTTGACAATCCACGTTGCTCTAATAATTCTTTTAATTCTGCAACAGTTAATTCTTTATAATCTACTTCTTTTGGGTTTGAATCTAATGTTTCGACAGGTTCTTCTTGTTCTTCTTTAATTAATTCACAGTATCCCTTTTTAAATAAAATATTGGCAACTTCATCATCAATTTGATATTCTACGTTTTTGCGATAAGCAAACCCATCAACGTAAATTGGAGATAAGATTTTGACTTTAATCATTTATTTATCGTCCTTTCTATTATAAAATAAAAAGCTAGAGGAATAATCCTCTAGCTTTTGGATATAATAAATATATTATTCTTCTTCACCAGTTACGATGTAAGAAATTGCACCAGGTTGAACAATTTTAGCGTCCATACGAGCTGTAGCAACTAAAGCAACCATGTCAGTTACAGCATATAATTCATGTAATTGACGTACTTGAACATCAGAACGTACACCTACAGTTAATGCACGACGAACGTCTACGAACATACCAATTTTAACACTTTCAGTACCTAATTTTGGCATATAAGCACATTCGACAACTCGACAACCCATTAATGTGCGAACTCCTGGTTCTAATCCGTTAGTTAATAATTGACGACCATTAGCGTCTTGTAACATAGCTAATGCTTTAACTGTGTCTGGATGACATACGAATACAGCGTTTTGACGGCATTCATGAGGTAAGTTATAGTAAGAAGCAACTACGTCATTAGCAGAGATAGCTCCCTTTTTAGCTGTTACTTGTTGTGACGCTTTTTGCATATCGTTGTTGTCTGGTGTAGCAGATAATAAACCTTCTGGTTGTGTAACTCCTGTACCTGTGATGATAGCTTTTTCGAATGCTTTAGCGAATGCCATACCTAAACGTTGTCCAGCATGAGCAACAATGTTGAAGTTTACATCTTCTACAACTTCACGAGTGAATTTAACGATTTCTCCGTATTTGTAAGCTCCTAATTCAACTTTTACGAATTCAGAGTCGATTGAAGAAATTGAAGCTCCTTCTTTAACCAAACGTGCTTCGCTTGCTGGAGAAGCGTCTAATACGATACGGTGTGTTCCGTTTGTACGGATAACGTTTGCTAATCCTAATACATCAGAGTTGAAGTCGATAGCGTTGCGGATTGCTCCTTCGATTGTTAATGGAACGTTCATTTGCCCTTTATTTGTTGCGTCATAAGGTGTGTCACCTAAACCTGCTGTGTATCCGTCACCAGCTCCACGCATTTCTAATTTTGATACATCTGCATTTGGTGTAGCTAAAGCGTTCATAAATTGTTCACGTAATTCGATTTGAGTTTTTTCCATTTTGATTTCTCCTTTGTTTTCAATAGTTTTTTCTACAGAAGTTGAACGTACTTCCTCTTCTGCTTTTTCGATTTCTTTTTGTAATTCTACAATTTTTTCGTCTAACTGACGTAATTCTTCGTTCTCTGTATCTTCTAAAGAACGAACTTCTGTGATAGCTCCATTAAGGATAGCTTTTTTAGCTTCTTTAGCTTCATTTAATGATTCTTTTAAAGCCTTAATGTTCATTTCACTACATCCTTTCTATAATATTATTTATTCTAGTTCAGCTAACATTTGTTTGTATTTTTCAATATCAGCTTTCACTTTTTCATCATCAACAGGTGTTTTTTGAGGTTCTTCTACAGGTTTTACCTCTTCTTTAGGTTCAATATCAGCTTGTTTTTCTTCTTTTTCTTCTACTTTTTGCTCTAATTTGACCTCTTCTTTAGGTAATAATCCTTTAATTTCCTCTAAGAAACTGTTGAAATTGTCTTTGAATTCACTAAAATCTACCTTAACTTCAATAGGTTTTGGCTCAACTTTAGGCTGTTCTTCTACTTTTACTTCTTCTTTAGGTTGTTCTTCAACTTCTACTTTAGGCTCTAATGCCTTTTGGATTGATTTATCAATCATTTCTTGTAATTCTTCCATAGTAATGTTGCGAATTTCATCATCAACATCAACATCTAAACTACGAACAGCACTTGGATAAGCACTCTCACAAGATAAGATAGAAATTTCAGAAACGATTAAATCTTTAATTACACGATGTTTGTTGCGGATTTCATCTTTTAAACATTTAAAACCAAAACTACATCCTAAACGTTTTTGAGATTTTTCACGTAAACTTAAAATCGTGTTTGCCCACACATTTCGTTCATCTAAACGGACTTTAACTGTCACCAAACCGTCATTTGTTTCTACATCATAATCATCTGATACGATTTGTTCACGTTTATGGTTGAATAAAATTGGAGCTTCTGATTCAATACTACGGACGAATAATTCAGCGTCAATAGATTCTGTTTCGAATGGTGCGTTATGGAATTTTTTACTTTGTCTAAGGTCTAATGTAACAGTTACCTCATTGTCATTAAATTCAACTACACCACTACGTTGTTCTAATTTCATTCCCTTGCACCTCCTTGATGATATGATAAAAAAGAGTATCAAAAAGATACTCTTTAAAAAAGAGGGAGTGATAATATGATTTCGATAGTTTATAGACAAATTTCGGTCTAATTGATTATGTTAGTTGTTTCAACAATAATTGATTCCTCTTTACCAATTTCTTCATTAAAATATTTATTTAAAGTTTCAATATAGTATACTTGATAATCATTATCTTCTAAAAATTTCAACGCTTCATATTTATTATTAGAACGTACTTGTACCATACCAGCGTTATAGGTTAATGCTACATACCATCTCATAATAATTCACTCTTAATAGTATCGTTGCGTACCGTTATGGTCTTTTTTAGGAGTATTAGATGTAGTTAAAGATACAAGTAGTAACATAATAGCGACACCTAAAATCATAATATTAAATCCGTATACAACGAATAAGTAATATAAGATTAGTGAAGCAGAACCGATTAGACAGAGATTTGAAATGTTCTTTTTAATAAATGTAAATACTAAAAATAAAGACATAAAAAATTGATGTGCAAAACTATTATTATTCATTATTATCATCTTCCTCTTCTTTGTTATTTAAATTTTTATTTTGGTCTTTTTGACCATTAATTCCTTGTTTAACTATTTCTGGTGAACTGATAATTTGTTTATTTTCAGCGTCATAAACAGTACCCATATTCGGAATAAAGAATGTGCGGTCACTTGGTTGATACATTACAGCACCTAATGACAATCTGTGGAAATCATCTTCGATAGGCGGTAAATTTTCTTTGATACGAGCTTCGTTTAATGATAAAATACCAGAAGAAATACCTGTATTTAATGCTTCATATCGTTCCGCTTGTGTTGTTTGTAATACACTATCTGTATTAACTTTGAAGAAATACTTATCTTTTTCTTTTTCTAATAAAATAGAGCGATTTAATGAAGATTCTAAGATGTTAATATAAGGCATAATAGAATATTGTAAGAAACGAATACTAGAACTTTCAACGTTTCCGTAAGTATTGGCAGAAGAGTCTACCATTGATTCTGGCACACCGAAAAGATTACAAATTTCAGCTTGTGTTTTAGTACGAGAAGCACTTAATCCTAATTCTTGTGGTGAATATGAAAGTTTTTCATATTTCATACCCTCTTCAAGAAGGATTAATTTACCAGCATTATTTGAACCTTGATACATCTTTTGCCAACTATCTCGTAATCGTGTTTGAGCTTCAGGAGATAAGTTCTTTTGAACTGTTACAATACTCATAGGTGATGAACCGTTATTCATGATGTTTTTATTTAATTCAATTTCATTTAGAGCTAATTCGATTGTTTTATAACCTCTCGAAATAACTCCTTCACCTGTTAAACCTCCGTCTGGAGATGAAACAGTAGAAATCATTACATCATCAATACTTAGGTCATTTTTATATCCTGTAACCTTAATTCTAATATCACGAACAATGTTTGGCATTGATTCATCAACAAGTTTAGCAATACCAACGTCTTTAGCGTCAACATTCCATAATCCTTTAATCTTATTACCGTCCTTTTCAATTTGAACGTAAGCATTACCATGTAATAATAAATCTTGGATTAATTTAGCTTTAAAATCCGTTCCTGTTGAAATGCTATTAGGTTCATGATTCAACAAGAATAGTCGATAATCGTCATTAACTTGTTTAACAGTGTTATCATCAACTCTTTCATATAACTCAATAGGTAATGTTTTGATTGAGTTACAAATTAAATCATTACACGCTTTTGCAACAGGGATTGATAGTAATTGTTCGGCTGTATATCTATCACCGCTAACACCATCAGAAAATCCAAACATACCTACATTTACAGGATTGTAAGTAGATTTAACTCGTTTTTCTTCTTGCTCTACTTCTTCGTCTAAGGTTAAAAAATCCCAAATAGCCATATTATTTTTTTACACCTCCTTTTCAAATTAGAAAAAGATAAATCCTTCTCTTTCTTCGTAAACACTTATTGTTTCAACAGAGTCAGCTTCAATAGAACAGAAACAGTTGATAACAGCGTCCACCATGTCGATTTTTCCGTTTGATTTTTTCTTATTAATATACATATTCATATTTGTATCTCTATCTAATAAAGCGTTCTGAATATTAATTTCAAATAATTTATTATCTTCGTATAAAATTCGTTCTTCTAATGCGATTTCTCTTAATTTTTTAGTACCTAAATGTAAATACTGTGAGTGTTGTTTTTGCTCAATCATTTCATAACCAACGTCCTCCCATTTCTGAACAGAAGAAATAGCATTGTATCGGTCATATGTAATTGAAACAATTTTGACACCCATCTTTTTCTCAATATTTAAAACAAATTCCTCGACAAATTTATAGTCAATGATATTACCACCACAAGGATAACATAATCCCATTCGTGCATATCTTGAATATGGAACTTTTTCACGTTTTTCCTTATCCTCTTCTTTGTTTACAGGATAGAAAACCCATGATTTGATAACGTATTTCTCTAAATCTCTATCGTAAGTCACCATAGCTACTGATGTATTATCATCAGATTGTGCTAAATCGACTCCGATATATACTTCTTTATTTGTCCAATCATATGAATTAGGTTCAATTAAACCTTTTCGTAATACATCTAAAGGAATATAAACCTCTAACTCATTACCATCTAAGAAGATGTTCATATGTTTTGTTTTGAAGTTTGTTAATGTACTAGGCATTTCAATAGCCTTTTTACGTTTTTTAGAGATATTGTCAAAGACATTTTCTACTTCGATAGCTAAAGGATTAGCTTGATATAATGAAGTATCAGTTTGCCATTGTTTAACGTCATCTGGTTCATAAATCAATGCAAATGTAGTGTCATCTTCAACAGTTTTATCCAAAACTTTTTTAGCGTAATTGACGTTTTCTGTCATAGGATTATCTAATGATTCATATGCTGTTGAAATAATGATACCGAACTTTTCATCTAATGTTGTTTGAGATGATTGCATGGCTTCGAGTGGATAAGAGTTTCGTAATGCTCCTACCTCGTCACCAATCCATACAGTAGCCAAACGACCATCAAGACGGTTATCACTACAAGCTAAATTTTTATAAACACAATTATTAATCTTACATCTAATTTCAGAACGTAATACCTTAAAGTATTTACCCATAGATGGTGAGTTAGCGATTAGCTTTTGAAACTCTTTGTATACTTGTCCAGATAGTTCTCGGTCTGGTGCTACTGAATACGTTTCAGCATATGGTTCACATAACAACATCAATAACATTAAGATTAGTGCCGTAAGAAGTGTTTTACCGTTTTTACGAGCAATTAATAGTATTGATAATTCATAGCGTCTTTTACCATTGCTTTTACGTCTAACACATAAAGAATTAATAATAAAGAACCACTGAAAACCAACTAAATTATCATAAGCACTCTTTTTAGGCATGATATTAATTAATCTTAAAAAACCCTCGATAACTTTTAATTCATTTTCATCAATATAGTATTTTGAACTTTCGTCATTTAAACAATCAAGGAATTCTTGACATTGTTTTTTAACATATTTACCAACTTTTTTATTATCTTCATCAACACACCATAGAGCATATTGGTACGCTTTGTTGTTTTTTACAGTTTCAGAAATCATAATTCACTAATCACCCTCTTTTCAGTAAGGGTTAGTTTTTAAGACTTTTAATTAATTGCATTACCTCGTCTTGTTCTTCTTCTCTATTATCCATTTGCATAGAAGCTAATGTACTACGAGCAGATGGTGTTAATCCTAAAGTTGAACTTGCTTGGATAAATTTAGCTTGATAATCATGTTGAATTTTGATATGAGGATTAGGTGCTAAACTTTCATTTCCACCTCTATCAACTTTACGAACTACTAAACCTTGTTCTTTAATAGCTACTTGACATTGATAGATTTTACTTAAACAATCTGCTGTCATTTCAATCATAGGCTTATCAAGATTTGAGATAGGAATTTTAGATTCTTTTAAGTTATCAATTAAGTATCCGTAATAAACTTTAGCAAAATCATCTAAATGTTCTGGAACTTCATCAACAACATCATCTTTTCCTCGCATTTCTTGCTCTAATGCGTCTAATTGTTGTAATTGTTCTTTAGACCATGTATTACCTTTTTGTAATGACGCTGGAAGTTTTGCTCTACCCATTCTATACCTCCTATCTAAATTCAAAATTAAATTCGTCATATGGTGTTTCCCATTCAAAATCTAGGTTACCATTATTACATCTGTCTACAAATCTATGGCATTGAACACATAAAGTAATCAAATTATCATTCTGTAAACGTTTTTCCCATTTAATAGCTAATGGCTCAATGTGGTGAATTTCAAGATTTTCATATGTAAATAGATTAAATTTAGCTTTACAGCGTTGACAAAAAACATCTCTTGATTTAATTTCTTCACGTTTATCTTTCCATGCTTTAGAACTGTAAAATCTATTTACTTTTTTACCTTCTTCACTCAAATTGTCACGTTTATATTTCCATTTATTAGGACATTCAGTACCTACTTCATGTTTCATACCACATTTACAATTATAATAACGTGCCATATTTTCACTTCCAATAAAAAAAGACATATAATTTAATATTATATATCTTTTAAAAAAGTATCCTACATAAATACTAATAGCAAAACAGTAAAAAGGTTCATTATTTTTAAAAATTATTTAAATTTTTGTTAATTTTGTCAACAATAAATGAATAATTACTTTTTTCGTTGTTTAATAATGGTTCATTATTCATAACTTTATATAAAATTTCGCATTGTTTAGCTGTTAAATTCAAATCATTCAAGACATTTCCGAAATCCATGTAAATAGCGTGAATATAGTGTGATGGATTTGATTCTGCCATGACTTGTAGGTTATTCCAATTAGATAATACATTTCTAATAACTTTTTTATTATAAGGAATATCAACATCAGATAATTTATCATGTTTTGAGCGAATTCCTTCTTCAACATATACAGCATTTAATGATTCTTTGCAATTATTACAGATTTTAATATCATAACACAAGTCTGTAATGATGTTGATACGCTTCAAATTCATCTCACTTAATGTTTCATTACTCATTTTAGATACAATTTCTTTTAATTTTTCGTATTCTGTGATTTGAGAATTAATAACCTTACCTAAATCATTATTGAAATTGTCACGTTTTTGTTGATTTTTCTTAATAATATCTTCATCAACAATAGTCCATTTAGGTTCTTTATAATATTTTCCACGTTTTCTTTCATCAACATATGATTTAATACCTTGTTCATTATCAAATAATACTTTAAGTTGTCGTTCCGTTTCTTTTTGTTCTGTTAAATATGATTTATCAATAGCATATAAGATATAATTATACATTTTATTTAATAATAATTCAAGTTCACGTAATTCTGAATTTCCTTGCACATACCATTCAGATACCTTATCGTTCTTATCTATCTTTTTAGGAACTGTATTTTGAACAACTAATTCCTCAATTTTCTCAATTAATTTATTTTCTTTAATATATTTATCAACAACATCCTTACGTTCTTTCCAATCCTTAATAGTATAGTCAAAAATAAACATATATATAACCTCCCTATTATATATTATATAAATAGGTATACCGATACATTCTATTTAATTTTACTTTTTTATATAAATGTAAGTGTTTTTGTTTACATTTAATATTATATGCTATAAAAATATATCTGCAAACATTATTTTCGAAAAATATTATAAATTATAGAATATTTAATAGACTTAGATAATATAATAATAATAAATATAATAATAATAAATATAATAATAATAAATATAATAATAAAAAATAGAATATTTAATAGACTTAGATTTATAGTATTATCTATGATTTAGAATGTTTTTTAAAAAAATGAATAAAATATGTTTGCAAACCTTAAAATTGTGCTATAATATTCATCGTAGGGAGCGAAATCGTAAATATTGATGAAAAAAGTAGACATAGGAAAGGTCTACCCTTTTTTATTTTACCAAAAAATATTTTTTTCGGAGATATTTTTTGAAAAGACCCCTACGATGAATATTATAGCACAATTTTAAGGTT